AAATAGCGTTTCAGGATCTAGTTATGTGTCTATGGACTTAAAAGATGCAACTACTGATTTAGAATTATGGCTTAAAAACGGTGTAGGTGTAACAGCTGCTAAATGGGATGATTCATCTGGTAACAATAATCATGCAACACAGGCTACTGAAATAAATCAAGCTACAGTATCTAATGGTGGTTTAGATTTTGAAGAAACTAATTCTGCACACTATGATTTAACGAGCACAATAACAATAGCTGAAAACCAAGGTTTTTGTATGGCAGTAGTTGTAGATCAAGAATCAGCTAGTGACAATACCATATTAAGTAAAGATTCAAACGATCAAATTAGAATTGCTGACCAAAACACTTTTACAATTGTTACAAATGATCCTACTCAAACAACAACTAGTATGAAGTTCACTGATGGCGCTGTACTTGCTGCTGGTCCTAAAATGTTAATACTAGTAAATAGAAGTGCTGGTGTTAGTAACAGATTTACATTTTTTAAAAATGGTACACAACTAACATTTGATACAGACACTTCGTCTAATGAAGCTGAAGGTGAAAACCCTTTTGGTTTTGATATAAATGTATTAGGAAGTAGAGCTGGTACATCACAATTTTTTGACGGTAAAATATTAGAACTAGCATTTTGGAGTAAAAGATTAAGTACGCAAGAAATAGCTGACGTGAACAGCTACTTACAAGGAATTCACGGATTATAAATTAACTTAAATTAAATAAAATGGCAAAAAAAGAAAAAGCAACAAATATAACAAAAGAACAATTAGAAAAAATACAATCAATTGTTTCAAATATAAATCAATTTAATCTAGAAATAGGTAGAATTGAAACTAGAAAACACGCTATATTACATCAAGCTACTGTAACTCAAGAGGCTTTAAACGCTATGCAAGATGAGCTAAAAGAAGAGTATGGTACTGTAAATGTTAATATAGAAACTGGTGAGATAAAGTACCAAGACGATGTCGAAGCTAATAAGGAAGATTAGTATCGGTAAAGATTATAAAAATGACGCTATGCACTATGCTGTTGGGCAAGAAGTGTATGGTGGTCATACTATATGTGATATACTAGAGGAAGAAGATAAGTACAGTGTTTATATTAGAAAAGGTAAAGATGTTTTACCTTGGAAAGATTTTAATAAAAATATGGCTGTATCTGTAGAATACAACTTACAGTATTAATGAAAGCGGTTTACAACTTTGTTGTACAACCTGTAAAATCAAGATACAACAACACAAAAGATATAGGTGGTAAAGAACTGATAGTAAACACTGAAATATTTAATCATCAATATGTTAGCAGAGAAGCTATAGTAAAAGCAATACCAACTGTAGGTGAAACAAATATTAAAGTTGGTGATACTGTAATTGTACATCACAATGTTTTTAGAAGATGGCATAACCAACACGGTATAGAGAAAAACAGTAGAGCTTATATTGATGAAGATACTTATTTAGTACAACCAGATCAAATATTTTTATACAAGCCAAAAGCTATATTTAGTTATCACAATAGAAAATGGCAAGCAATGAAAGGTTATTGTTTTGTTGCACCTATAAAATCAACAGATAAATTAAGTTCAGATAAAGAACAACCTTTAATGGGTGTTGTTAAATACACCGACGGTACGGTTAACGAAGGAGATTTAATAGGGTTTACACCAAGCTCAGAGTATGAGTTTATTATAGACGGTAAGAAGTTATATAGACTACTATCAAAATTTATTACAATTAAATATGAATATCAAGGAGACGAAGAAGAATATAATCCAGGCTGGGCAGAAAGCAGTTGATGAATTAATCAAAGTTGCTAAAGAGCCAATTGTAGACTCTGATGATGATATATCTGCTGATAGATTAAAAAATGCTGCTGCTACAAAAAAGCTAGCAATATTTGATGCGTTTGAAATATTAAACAGGATCCAAGAAGAAGAAAATTTATTAGAAGGTAAAGAACCTGAAGATAAAGTAAAAGTATTTAAAGGATTTGCTGAAGGTAGGTCAAAGTAATGTACGAACAAAATTTAGTTAAAATAGTTGAGCCAGTTAAGATTAATACAATTAAAAGGCTTAATAAAAAAAATAAATGGGAATATGGATATAATAAAGAACACGATATTGTCGTTATATCAAAAACTGGGAAGATTGGTGAAATACTTGAGATACAAAATCTGCGAATCGCGCTGCCAAAAGAACCAGTGCAAGTGTTCTCTAATGAGCTAAAAAAGTGGCAACAATTTGAATATCCAAAAGAACTAGCAAGACTTAAAAATATATTTGACTGGAGAGCGTACCCTGAAGAAAAGAAAGCACAGTGGTATGATTATATAGATGAAGAGTTTAAAAGACGTGAAGAAGGTTTCTGGTTTAATAACAACGGTACACCAACATATATAACAGGTACACACTATATGTACTTGCAATGGAGTAAAATAGATGTAGGTGCGCCTGATTTTAGAGAAGCAAATCGACTATTTTTTATATTCTGGGAAGCTTGTAAAGCCGACAAAAGATGTTACGGGATGTGCTACCTTAAAAATCGTAGGTCTGGATTTTCTTTCATGTCTTCAGCAGAAACAGTTAACCAAGCTACATTAGCAAGTGATAGTAGATTTGGTATACTCTCTAAAACAGGTGCAGATGCTAAAAAAATGTTTACAGATAAAGTTGTCCCAATTAGTATTAACTATCCGTTCTTTTTCAAACCGATTCAAGACGGTATGGATAGACCTAAGTCTGAACTTGCTTATAGGGTTCCTGCAAGTAAGTTCACGCGTAAAAAGATTACTGCAAACGAACAGCAGGAAGACTTGGTTGGACTTGATACTACTATTGACTGGAAAAATACAGGTGATAACAGTTATGACGGAGAAAAACTTGCTCTGTTAGTACATGATGAAAGTGGTAAATGGGAAAGACCCGATAATATATTAAATAACTGGAGAGTTACAAAAACATGTTTACGATTAGGTAGTAGGATTATAGGTAAATGTATGATGGGCTCGACATCAAACTCATTAGATAAAGGTGGAGAAAACTTCAAAAGATTATATAGCGCATCCGACGTCACTAAGCGAAACAGAAATGGACAGACAGCGTCTGGTTTATATTCTCTTTTTATCCCAATGGAGTGGAACTACGAAGGATTTATTGATGAGCACGGAAGCCCAGTCTTCAATACTCCGAGTGATGACGTCTTTGACCCCCATGGAGAGTTAATAGATGTAGGTGTAATAGACCACTGGCAAAATGAAGCTGATGGTTTAAAAGGAGATCAAGACGCACTAAATGAATTTTACCGTCAGTTTCCAAGAACTGAAGAACACGCGTTTAGAGATGAGACTAAAAACAGTATATTTAACTTAGTAAAAATATACGAACAAATAGACTACAATGAAGAAATGTCAAGAACATTAGGTATTTCAACAGGTAGTTTTCAGTGGGTTAACGGTGTAAAAGACACAAGTGTTATATTTTATCCAGATCCACAAGGTAGATTTAAAGTAAGTTGGGTACCACCAACAAATATACAAAATAAAATTGTAATTAAAAATGGTATAAAATATCCTGGTAATGAACATATGGGCGCTTTTGGTTGTGACTCATATGATATATCAGGAACTGTAGATGGTAAAGGCTCTAAAGGTGCTTTACACGGTTTAACTAAGTTTAGCATGGAAGATGCTCCAGCTAATACATTTTTCTTAGAGTATATAGCAAGACCTCAGACCGCAGAGATGTTTTTTGAAGACGTTCTAATGGCTTTAGTATTTTATGGCATGCCTTTACTTGCAGAAAATAACAAACCTCGTCTATTGTATTATTTAAGAAGACGTGGTTA